AAACTGTTCAATCTATTTCAGTTCCATTAGCATATGCTCCAAAAGAAAAGTTTTTAACGAGACTAGATCAACAACCAGATTTAGATAGGAGAGAATTTGCTATCACATTACCAAGAATGAGTTTTGAGATATCAGGTATCAACTATGACGCCTCTCGTAAATTAACAAGAATACAAAAATACAAAACTGTTAAGACAGGTAAAGATGGTAAAGTAATGAACTTTAATTATACACCTGTTCCTTACAGTATATCATATAATTTAAATATATTTACAGCAACTGCTGAAAGTGGATTACAAATAGTAGAACAAATACTTCCTTTCTTTCAACCAGACTATACTGTTACAGTTGTTGCTATACCCGAGTTAGATATTAAAAGAGACGTTCCAATTATATTAAATAGTGTTAATTATGAAGACAGTTATAATGGTGAATATACAACTCGTAGAGCAGTTATATATACATTAAGCTTTGTTGCTAAAACATATCTATTTGGTCCTATGACTAACTCAGGAGTTATCAAAAAAGTACAAGCTGATCTACATACAGATATGCCAGAGGCAAGTAGAGAAGAAAGAATTATCGTAATTCCTAATCCAACATCTGCTAACGCTGATGATGATTTTGGATTTACTACATCAATAACATCATTCACTGATGGTAAGAACTTTAATCCTAAGACCGGAGTGGACGAATAACATATATATTATATTATGACAAAACTAGAAGATAAGGTAAATGAGATTTTAGGAATCAATACTCCTGAACCCACAAAAGAAATTGTTAGACAAGAAGTTAAACCACCTGTCCCTCGTACTGAAGATAAGAAAAAAGCAGATGTGGATAATGATTATACGTATAGTAGAGAAAACTATTACAATCTAATTGAAAGAGGACAAGAAGCAATAGAAGGCATACTAGATATTGCGAGAGAAGGACAACACCCAAGAGCTTACGAAGTCGCTGGTCAATTGATAGGACAAGTAGGACAAACAGTAGATAAACTACAAGACTTACAAAAAAAACTTAAAGACTTAAAAGAGTTACCTAAGACTGCTAGCGCAAATATTAAAAACGCATTGTTCGTAGGATCAACAGCAGAGTTACAAAAGATGTTGAATAAAAAGACTGTAGAAACAAACGTAGAACGTAAATCAGAAAACGATAAGTTTGAAAACGTCACACCTAAGAAAGATTAAAATGTCAGAAAACGCTTATCTTGGTAATCCAAACCTTAAGAAGGTTAACACAGCAGTAGAGTATTCAGAACAAGAAATTGTAGAATATCAAAAGTGTGCTGGTGACCCATTATACTTTATGGAAAACTATGTTCGTATCGTATCACTTGATGAGGGTCTTGTACCTTTTAAGATGTATGGCTTTCAAAAAGAGATAGTAAGAACAATCCACAATAATAGATTTACAATTTGTAAACTACCTAGACAGTCTGGTAAATCAACAACAACAATTTCTTATCTATTACATTATGCTTTGTTTAATCCTAACTCAAACATAGCGATACTAGCAAACAAATCATCTACTGCGAGAGATATATTAGGAAGACTACAACTTGCTTATGAAAACTTACCTAAATGGATGCAACAAGGTGTAATCAATTGGAACAAAGGTAATATTGAATTAGAAAACAAATCAACCATAGTCGCTGCGGCTACTTCATCTTCAGCAATTCGGGGTGGTTCTTATAATATAATCTTCCTTGATGAGTTTGCTTTCGTACCAGCGAATATATCAGAGCAATTCTTTAGTTCAGTTTATCCTACTATATCTTCAGGTACAAAAACAAAATTAATTATAGTATCTACACCTCATGGTATGAATCAGTTTTATAAGATATGGACAGATGCTGTTAATAAAAACAATGACTATATTCCTATTGAAGTACATTGGTCAGAAGTACCAGGAAGAGATCAGGCGTGGAAAGAAAAGACAATTAGAAATACTAGTGAGGAACAATTCTCACAAGAGTTTGAGTGTGAGTTCTTAGGTTCAGTCGATACTCTTATCTCACCAGCAAAAATTAAGAACATAGTTTACATAGACGCATTACAATCTAAAGGTGGCTTGAGAATGTTTAAGAGACCTGAAAAAGATAGATTGTATGTTGCGTGTGTTGATGTAGCCAGAGGTACAGGTAAAGATTATTCTGCCTTTATTATAATGGACGTAACAAAAGCTGATGATGGTAAAATATTATATGAAGTAGTTGCGACTTATAAGAATAATGAAATTAAACCATTCGTATTTCCTAACGTAGTTGCTCAAACTTGTCTGGCGTATAATGAAGCACATGTATTAGTTGAAGTCAATGACCTAGGTCAATCTATATCAGAGGCGATGCATTATGAGTTAGAATATCCTAATATATTGATGACTACTCAAAAGGGTAGGGCGGGTCAAATACTTGGAGCGATGTTCTCAGGTAGAGGTACATCACTAGGGGTAAGAATGACAAAACAGATAAAGAAGGTAGGTTGTGCGAATTTTAAGACGCTTGTGGAGGGTGACAAAATATTAGTCAATGACTTTAACATAATCGAAGAAATGTCCACTTTTTCACGTAGAGGTAACTCATGGCAGGCAGAAGAGGGGTGTAATGATGACTTGATTATGTGTCTAGTTATATTTGGGTGGTTATCTAATCAACCTTACTTTAAAGAATTATCAGACTCAAACATCAGAAACCAGATGTATGAAGAACAACAGAAACTATTAGAACAAGACATGGCCCCATTCGGATTTGTAGATAATGGAATTGATGATATCACAAATGAAGATTCCATAGATGAATATGGGACTAGATGGTATCCTGTTGTAAGAAAAGGTCAATAACCGTAAATTAAGACTATTATAAATATCTACAATGATAAAATGTTTGACTATGGACGTAAGAAAACTTACGAATTTTGATAAATTTAAATTTAAACAGGAGAATTAACCTATGGCATTTCAAGTATCACCCGGTGTTCTCGTACAAGAAAGAGACTTAACTAACATTATCCCAGCAGTATCAACTTCAATTGGTGCAGTTGCAGGACAATTTAGTAAAGGTCCAATTGATGAGATTGTTTCAATCTCTAGTGAACAAGAATTAGTAGATACGTTTGGAAAACCTGACTCAACAAACTTTGAGCATTTTTTTACAGCGGCTAACTTCTTACAATATAGTAATGCTTTGCGTGTAGTACGAGCCCAAAATACTTCAGTATTAAATGCTTCAACATCTGGAACAGGTGTTTTAATAAAAAATACTGAGGATTACGAAAATAACTACTCTACAGGTCAAGGATCAGTCGGATCTTTTGCTGCTAGAACTGCTGGCGCACATGGAAACAGTTTACAAGTATCAACTTGTCCATCTGCAACAGCTTACGAATCAATCTCAACTTCATTAGTTGATACCGCAGCTGCGGCAGTAGGAGATACTATTGTTACAACTGACGAATCAGACGTATTTAATGTTGGAGATATTATTCAGTTTTCTACAACAGCAAGTACAGACGACTATGATGACGGAGACTTTTACAGAGTAACAGCTATTGCTGCTTCAGGCGAAACTTTAGAGTTCGTTCAACACCCTAGAGGTGCTGGCGGCTTAAAGAGAGCGATAGTAGATGATAGTAAAATAAAAAGAAGATGGAGATATTACGATTCAGTAGATAGAGCTCCTGGAACTACAGCTTGGACAGCCGATAGAGGCGGTTCAGGTGATGAGATCCATGTAGTAGTCGTTGATGAAGATGGCGTAATTTCAGGCGAACCAGGAAGAGTTATAGAAGCTTTTTCTAATATGTCAAAAGCAAGTGACGCAAAAACTCCACAAGGCGATAACAATTATTACGCAGATGTAATATTTAATAAATCATCACAGATTTATTGGATGGACCACAATACTGCAGGTACTAATTGGGGATCAGCTGCTACTGGAATAACTTTCACAGCAGTAAATGTCCCTACACTTGAGTCTTTAACAGGCGGAGCAGTAGGATCAGCAGTAACTGACGGACAACTAAAAACAGCATACGAGAAATTCCAAGACGCTGAAACAGTTGATGTTGGTTTAATTATGGCTGGACCTTCTTCAAGTTCAACACACGTTGATAATCTAATCACTATTGCAGAGACTAGAAAAGACGCTGTTGTATTTGCTTCACCACAAAGATCAGATGTAGTTAATATCACTAACTCAAACACACAAATGTCAAACGTAATCGGATTCTTCAATGCAATCAGATCGTCTTCATATGTTGTTTTTGATAGTGGATACAAATACCAATATGACAGATATTCTGACATATACAGATTTGTTCCATTAAACGGTGATATGGCAGGTCTTTCTGCGAGAACAGATACTGTTGCTGATAGTTGGTTTTCACCAGCTGGATTCAACAGAGGTATTGTTAGAGGCGCTGTTAAATTAGCGTTCAACCCTACTAAAGCTCAAAGAGATCAACTTTACCCAGCACGTATCAACCCAGTTGCTACGTTCCCAGGTCAAGGTACAATCTTGTTTGGCGATAAGACAGGTCTAACAACTCCAAGTGCTTTTGATAGAATAAACGTAAGAAGATTGTTTATTGTATTAGAGAAGGCAATTTCAACTGCTTCTAAATTTCAATTGTTTGAGTTCAATGATGAATTCACAAGAGCGAACTTTAGAAATATCGTTGAGCCTTTCCTAAGAGAAGTACAAGGCAGAAGAGGTATCACAGACTTCCAAGTAGTATGTGATGAAACTAACAACACAGGCGAAGTAATTGATAGAAATGAATTTATAGCTGAGATATTTATTAAACCAGCTAGAAGTATCAACTTTATCACATTATCTTTTGTCGCAACAAGAACCGGCGTTTCGTTTGACGAAGTAGCAGGTTAGTAGAGGAGAAATAAAAAATGGCAAACATTAATGACTTCAAAGCTAAACTTGCAGGCGGTGGCGCTAGAGCCAATCAGTTTAAGGTAACTTTACCTTTTCCTGGCTATGCAAGTGTTGGTGGCGAAATAGAAGATATGGCTTTCTTATGTAAATCTACAGCTTTACCAGCTATGACCGTTGGGTCAATAGACGTAAAGTTCAGAGGTAGAGATATAAAGATTGCTGGAGATAGAACAATAGATGCGTGGACTGTAACTGTTTACAATGATACAAATTTCAAAGTAAAGAATGCTTTTGAAAGATGGCAGAACGGTATCAATAACATGACTGACAACGAAGGTTTAACTAACCCAGTTGACTATCAGGTTGATGCGTTCCTAGATCATTTAGATAGAAACGGTAATACTATAAAATCTTATACACTGAGAGGGGCTTTCCCTACTTCAGTTGGTGGGATTCCATTAGACTACGAAACTACTGATGCGATTGAAACATTTGATGTGACTTTTTCATATCAATACTTTGAATCAAATACTACTACTTAACATTAATAAGAGGGGGAGTAAAATCCCCCTTTTAACAACTTGTATAAGTATAAGTGTTATTAACAAAGGAAATATAAATTATGGCGGAACTATTCGGCTTTAGTATTACAAAGCTAACAAAGAAAGCAGACCCAAAACAAAGTTTTACAACTTCACAAGCTGATGACGGAACACAAACCGTAGCAGCAGGAGGTCACTTTGGTTCTTATTTGGACATGGAAGGGACTGCGAAAACAGAGCAGGACTTAATTCGTAGATATAGAGAGATCGCACAACACCCAGAGTGTGATATGGCGATTGAAGATATCGTTAATGAAGCAATTGTTGCGAATGAATTGAAAGACGCCGTGAGAGTTATCTTTAATGAACTACCTTACGGAAGAGAAATCCAAAGAAAAATAGAAGACGAATTCCAAGAAGTTTTAAGATTAATGAACTTCAATACAAAAGGCCACGACATCTTTAGAAGATGGTACGTTGATGGTCGTGTATATTATCAAAAAATTATTGATAGAGATAACCCTAAAGCAGGTATCGTTGAATTAAAATATATTGATCCTAGAAAAATTAAAAAGATTAGAGAAGTCAGAAAGAAAAGACCTGATGTTCCTAGTCCATCTGCTATGAATAGTATGGCTGTTATTGATGAATATATTGAATACTTTTTATACAATGATAGAGGTATATCAGGAACTACCGGTACTGGTGGTATTAAGATAGCGCCTGATACAGTCGCATTTTGTGCGTCAGGTCAAATAGATCAGAACAAGAACATGGTCTTATCATACTTACACAAAGCGATTAAACCTACAAACCAATTGCGTATGATTGAAGACGCAGTGGTCATTTATAGAATAGCAAGAGCACCTGAAAGACGTATCTTTAAAATAGACGTTGGTAATTTACCTAAAGTAAAAGCCGAACAATATTTAAGAGACGTAATGGCGAGATACAGAAATAAATTAGTATATGACGCCAACACAGGTGAGATCAGAGATGATCGAAATTACATGTCAATGCTTGAAGACTTTTGGTTACCAAGTAGAGAAGGTGGAAGAGGCACTGACATAACAACTTTACCTGGAGGTCAAAATCTAGGTGAGATGACTGATGTTGAATATTTTAGAGCGAAACTATATCGTTCTCTAAATGTTCCTGTTGGTAGATTAGAAGCTTCTCAAGGATTTAACATGGGGCGAGCCTCAGAAATTACTAGAGATGAATTAAAATTTACTAAATTTGTTCAAAGGTTAAGAAAGAAATTTACAGAATTGTTTAATGATATTATGAGAACACAGTTAGTGTTAAAAGGTATTATTAGTGAACAAGACTGGCACGTAGTCAAAGATTGTATACAGTATGACTTCATACAAGATGGACACTTTGCTGAACTTAAAAACGCTGAACTTGCAAGAGAAAGACTAGCGTTGGCAAATGAGATGAGAGATTACGTTGGTAAGTTTTATTCTGTACAATACATAAGAAAAAATGTTCTAAAACAAAGCAATAGAGAGATGGAAGAAATGGATAAACAAATCAAAAAAGAAATTGATGATGGTATTATTCAAAATCCCATGGCTCAAATACAAAATGAGGAGAAATAACAATGAGTGAAGAAGTAAAAAGTTTCGTTGATAAACTTGCGGCAGGCGACAACGCTGGTGCTGGTGAAGCATTTAAAGATGCTTTAAGAGTTAAAGTTGGATCAACGTTAGATAATCACAGAAAAGATATGGCGAGTAATATGTTTAATAACGAAAATACTCCAATACCTGAAGCAGAAGCACATAGTGACCCTAAACCAGAAGTAGCTGATATAGGAACTTTTACAAGAGATGGACAAGTGCAAACTATGAATGACGTTAAAGATGGTCAAGCAGAACTTGACTTAACACAAGATGGTACAGCAAATACCATGGTAGGAGTTGATGTCGATGCAGGTCAGCCAGATAGTTAAAGAGAATCTTTTAGTAGATTCAAAAACTTACAATAGTCTTTCGCCTATTATGAAAGACGCAGTAAAAGATGTCTTTAGTTTCTATGAAGAAGCTAAAGGCAATATTGTAGAAAGATTTGAGAGCGCAATTAAAGAAGTTGCTGCTACACATAAGATAGAAGTAAAACAACTAGAAGATTACTTTGACGAAGAAGTAATTGAAAAATTTGGAGAATAACATGGCGTGGGTAAAGATTAAAGGCTCAAATGAAAAATATCAATATGGAAATACTGCTCCAGGGCGTAGTACATATAAGACTTCTGCTCGTGGTGCTAACTCAGTTATCACTGATGGTATAAGAACTTATACTAAACCAGGAACTAATCAGACAACAGAGACTTATATTAGATGTAGAGAAACCAATACAAAAAAAGAAGTTGGTGAGTTATCAAAAACTTACTATGATAGTAAAATATAATTTATGATTGCGACTACTAAACTAACTGATAATAGTTTTAACATTATAGTTAAAGCAAATGGTATGGGAAATGAAACTGATCAGACTTTAGTAGATGTTGTAGCGTCTAACAATGCTTCAAGCGAACCAAAGGTTGCAATCGCTGATATACATTATGAAATATTAGGCACTGGTAAGTGTACAGTATTTTTTAAGAACGATAAAGAAAAGAAAGTAGAGTTAGAAGGTCGTGGAAACTACGGACTTAAACCTACTGAAGATAGAATTAAAGATGTAATAGGTGATATTTTACTAACAAGCGACTCTAATGTTACAAGTTATAATGTAGTAATAGAGGCACAAAAAGAATCAGGATATACAAACTAATGGCTGACACAGTAACAACACAAACAATATCAGACACTTCAGGTGTTAAATATGTAGCGAAACTTACAAATTTCTCTGATGGAAATGGTGAGACTTTAGTAAAAAAAGTCGATGCTTCTGAATTAACTTTTATGTCAGAAGATGGAAATAGAACAATTGCAAGAGTATATTACTCTATCAATTCATCAGATAGCAAGTCAGGAGTAGAGATTATTTGGGACGGAACAATCAATGCAACTGCATTATTCTTATCTGGTAACGGTTTTATGGACTTTAGAACAGATGGGAACAACATACCAAACAATGCTGGAACACCTACAGGTGATGTTTTAGTATCAACAAAGAATTTCGCAAGAGGCGATAATTACACGATTATTGTCGAGTTTAGATAAAAAAAAGTATAAATATATACTACAAAGAGAGAAAAATTTATGAAACTAATTTCCGAAGAAATAAACAACGCCGAGTATCTTATCGAAGAAACTAACGGCAAAAAAGACTACAAGATTAAAGGAATCTTTTTACAGAGTGAATTAAAGAATAGAAATGGAAGAATATATCCTAAAGATGTATTAATGAAAGAAGTAAAAAGATATAACCAAGATTTTGTCAATAAGAAAAGAGCGTTTGGCGAGTTAGGACACCCTGATGGACCAACGATTAACCTAGAAAGAGTATCGCATATGATTACGAAACTCTATCCAGATGGTAATAATTTTATTGGCGAAGCAAAAATAATGAACACACCGTATGGTAAGATTGTAAAAGGTCTTATTGATGAGGGCGCACAATTAGGTGTATCTTCTCGTGGTATGGGTTCGTTAGTACAAAGAGGCGGCATGAACGTTGTATCAGATGATTTTTACATCGCAACCGCTGCTGATATTGTAGCAGACCCGTCTGCTCCTGACGCTTTCGTAGAAGGTATTATGGAAGGTAAAGAGTGGGTATGGAACAATGGTGTCTTGGAAGAAAAAGATATAGACGCCTGGAAGATGGAGATTTATAAGACAAGACGTAGAGAACTTGAAGAAAAGAAGGTTAATATCTTCAAAAACTTTCTTCAAAAACTTTAATCTTATAAATATCCTATAACAAACAAAAATAAACGTTTATTTTTATAAGGGAGATTTCAATGGCCGAAACAGATAAGAAAATTGAGGCAATGGAACAGGAAGTTAGCGAAGTGGCAAACCCACAAGCTGATGCTCCGAAGAAAAACGCTGTAAAGGCCGAACCTACGCATTTAAAAAACGATGCGAAAGATTTAGGCCCAGCGGTTGTAAAACCGACTGACAGTAATCCAGATGCTTCAAAATCTACATCTCAGGTTTCAGGTGATGCTCAACAAAAAAGTCAAGGTAGTGCTGATGCAATGCCAAAACTTTCTGGGCACAACACTAAACTTGAAGGAAAAGATACAGACGAAAAATCCTTAGAAGATAAAGAGAAGTCAGAAATGGCAGACGCAGAAGCTGAGAAAAAAGATCAAGTTAAAAAAGAACAATTTGAACTTGATATCAAAGCAGACGTAGATGCCCTTGTTGGCGACTCTGATTTATCTGAGGAATTTAAACAGAAAGCTGCGACAATTTTTGAAACTGCGATTAAAGCAAAAGTCAAAGAAGAAGCTCAAAAATTACAAAGCGAGTATGAAACTAAATTAGAAGAAAATACTGAAGCTCATAAAGCTGATGTTGTTGAAAAAGTAGACTCATACCTTAACTATGTTGTTGAGGAATGGATGCAAGAAAACAAGATCGCTATTGAACGAGGTATCAAAGGCGAGATTGCTGAGGACTTTATTGGTGGTTTGAAAAAACTATTTGAAGATCACTATATTGATGTCCCAGATGATAAATATAATGTGCTTGAAGATCAAGCTTCTAAAATCGAAGACCTTGAGAAAAAACTTAACGAAGAAATCGAAAAGAATGTTACTTCACATAAAACAATTGGTGAGTTAAAAAGTGTTGATATAGCGAAATCTGTATCAGAAGGCTTAACAGATGTTGAAAAAGAGAAGTTTAACAAACTAGCAGAAGAAGTTGAGTATTCAAACGAGGAAGACTTCACTACTAAAGTTACGACAATTAAAGAGTCATACTTTGGTAAACAAGAAGCGAAATCTGATGACCTACATGATGTGGCGGTAAGCGATGGATCTACAGTAGAACCTGCGGATTTAACAAACAGCATGGCTGCTTATAGCGCCGCTATAAGTAAAACAAAAGATATTAAAATATCAAATTAATAATATAGAGGAGAGAAATACAATGTATTTATCTGAAACTTACGAAAAGAAATGGCAGCCAGTCCTAGAGCATCCTGATTTACCAAAAATCGGAGATTCTTACAGACGTGCCGTTACAGCTACTATCTTGGAAAACCAAGAAAGAGCACAAAAAGAAGACAACGCTTTTATGACAGAAGCAGCACCTACTAACAATACTGGTGGAACATCAAATTGGGATCCAATTTTAATTTCACTTGTTAGAAGAGCAATGCCAAATCTAATCGCATATGACATTGCAGGCGTACAGCCAATGACTGGTCCAACTGGACTTATCTTCGCAATGAGAAGTAGATATACTTCTGCAACTGGTGGTGAGGCTTTATTTGATGAAGCTGATACTGAATTCTCAGCAAGAAATGCTGCAGGAACTTCAACTGCCGGTCAAACTGCTGATCCAGCACAAGTAGGAACTAACCCTGCTATCCTAAACGATAGTCCGGCTGGCGCTTACAACAAGTTAGAAGGTATGGCTACGGCTACTGCTGAAGCACTTGGTGATGCAGCAGGGAACGCATTTGCTGAAATGGCTTTCTCAATTGAGAAAACTACAGTAACTGCTAAATCAAGAGCTCTTAAAGCTGAATACACAATGGAACTTGCTCAAGACTTAAAAGCAATCCATGGTTTAGACGCTGAAACTGAACTTGCAAACATTCTATCTGCTGAGATCCTTGCGGAAATCAACAGAGAAGTTGTAAGAACTGTTTACATCAACGCTGAAGTAGGCGCTGGTTCAAACACTACTGCTGCTGGTATCTTTGATTTAGATACTGACTCAAACGGTAGATGGTCAGTTGAGAGATTCAAAGGTCTTATGTTCCAAGTAGAAAGAGAAGCAAACGTTATCGCACAGAGAACAAGAAGAGGAAAAGGTAATATGATTATCTGTTCTTCAGATGTTGCCTCTGCGTTACAAATGGCGGGTGTATTAGATTACGCTCCAGCTCTTAACAACAACCTAAACGTTGACGATACTGGTAATACTTTTGCTGGTGTATTAAACGGTAGATTTAAAGTGTACATTGATCCATACAGTGCAAACAATGTTGCGAAGCATTACTTTGTAGTTGGATACAAAGGTACATCACCATATGACGCTGGATTATTCTATTGTCCATATGTACCTCTACAAATGGTAAGAGCCGTTGGCCAAGATACGTTCCAACCAAAAATTGGTTTCAAAACTAGATACGGTCTAGTAGCAAACCCATTTGCGGAAACTGGAGCTGCTTCAGGCGCAGTTAGTGGTGTTACAGATGCTGGTTCAGCAAATGCTAACAGATACTACAGACGTGTTCAAATTGCGAACTTAATGTAATATTTAAGTTTACTAATTAAAGAGGGCGCTTCGGCGCCCTTTTTTTTGCCTTTCTTATAAATAGTATTATGATAACAATACTAGATAACGCTTATAAAAGACTAAACGAATTAAGAAAAAAACATAATAAGAAGTTTGTTAGACTATCTGTTAAGGGTGGCGGTTGCGCTGGTTTTAATTATGATTGGTCTCTTACAGATGAAGAATTAAGAGAAGATATCGTCATTGATGACATGTTAGTTGTAGATAGAATTAACGAATTGTATTTGACAGGTATGGAATTAGACTATACTTATGATGACTTTGAAAGTGCCTTTGTTTTCAACAACCCTAAAGCTACATCATCATGTGGTTGTGGAACCAGTTTTTCGGTTTAGTATAAATATACATATGAGAGAACAAATAATTGAAGAATTAAAAACTGTTTATGATCCAGAAATGCCATCAATTAATATTATGGATTTAGGATTAGTATATGATATTGATATTAAAGATAAAGATGTTACTATTACTCATACCTTAACATCTATATTTTGTCCTATGGCAGACGAGATAACTAAAAATATTAAAGAAGCTGTAGAACGAGTAAAAGGTGTTGAAATAGTAACAGTTACATTAACACATACACCACCATTTACTAAAGAAATGATGAGTGAAGAAGCAAGATTAACATTAAATATATGAAGAAGATACTAAAACAATACCTATGGATATTTGTAACCGTGCTTATCCTGACTGTTATATCTATTTCATTGTTACCTGATAAGAAGAATAGACTAGAATTTATCGAAGAAAGAATTAAAGACGTAGAAAAAAGGAAGAAAA